TTATGATGCAGCCTCAAGTCGAGAGGGACGGTCAATTGTCGGGCTGGGTGCATGGAAGTCTTGGAGCTTCTAAGGGGCCTGGCTCTAAGGTGCTGAGTTTGGACGACGTTGTTCACTTCTTCTACTGTCGACCTGCGGGGGCTATTTGGGGTGAATCTTTGATGGCTCCTGTGCTTGAAGATGTGCGCAACTATCGTCAGATGGAAGAGATGGTTCTTCGCTTGATGTACAAGCACTTGAATCCGCTGATGCACCAGGAAGTTCCGGATACCACCGGGACGGGATTGGGCAGACAAGAGGACGTTGACGCAGCAGCCCAGGCGCATCAGACCATGGCGCCTGACGGGTTTATTATCACCCCTCCTGGTCATAAGATTACCGTTCTGGGCGCCGAGTCTCACGCGCTGCGCGCTGAGGGATACTTGAAGGTAATGCGGCAGCGGGTTTATGCGGGCCTCGGCCTTACGGGTCTTCAGATGGGCGAGGTGTCTACTGCAAGCGCTGGTTCTGCTGATGCTATACGGGGCTTTATGCAGGACCGGGTAAAGTTCTATCAACTAGTGCTTTCTTATATGCTCACAACATATGTGTTGAACGAGCTTCTGCTTGAGGGCGGATTTGATCCTGTGGCAAATCCTCAGGATATGGTTGTATGGCAGTGGAATGAGGTTGACGAGTCGGCCAGAAGGGCTAATGAGAATCATGCGGTAGCTATGTACCAGAGCAACCTGCTGACGGAGGACGAGGCAAGGCGTAGAATTCGGCTGCGGCCTATACAAGCCGATCAGGACTCTCGTCGGTACATTCATCGGGTTCAGTTAGCCTTGGCTCTTGCGCGAAGGGCTGGCATCGACCCGACTGCCGCGGGGCCGGGTCCGGATGTTCCAGCTTCGTCGGCAGGCACGGTAGCTCGAAAGAATCAGCCCAGTCGTTAGGCGCCTTTCGGGGTGGGGTTGGAATACAGACAGGAGCGTGGAGTGGATGGGTTCTCTAGACGACAATGGCTGGCAGGAATGGAAGATGCATGTTCTTTCTGAGCTGAGGCGGCTGAATAGCCAGTGCGAGAATCGCTGCGTTATGGCTGAGGGCAAGTATATGGAGCTTTGGAAAAAGATAGAGAGTATCGAGAGGGAGATGCTCGAGCGATTTTCTAGTCTCAACAGCGAGCTGTCAGCGCTGCGCGTCAAGTCCGGTCTATGGGGCGCCGCCGGGGCCGGGCTTGTTCTGATTATTCCGGCTGTAATAAAGTATCTTCTTTAGGGGTGTGACGCATGCCTGGATCTTTTATTTCTCTTAGCAACGGCCGGAGAGCTTACATAGCCAGGGAGTCGGCGGCCGCTGCGGTTATGGTGGGCAAGCTTCCGGAGCGAGAGCTTTCCGACTTACCGGAAGTGATTTACTCGGAAGTCCGCGTTCTATCGGCGGATAAGCTGACTCGGAATTTCACGCTTTATCCGAAGTCAAGTCTTGAGGGAGACGCGAAGGATGGCACCGGAGTTATTTCTTGCGTTTTTCCTTATCCTATCCCGATTATACGGGAGCATCTGAGCGGAGGCTTCATGCTAGGCTCGGCGCCCAGCGATGTCTACGGTCGAGTCATAAACGCGGAAATGGTTACTGAGGCGACGTCGGACGGCAGGCCGGTAAGCTATGTGCGCGGGATATTCAAGATAACGCATCCTGAGGCTATTGAAGCTATCTTGAAAGAGCGTTGGTTAACGGTAAGCGCGGGGATGCGAGTCAATCAGGTCTTCTGCTCGATATGCGGCAAGGACTTGTGCGCTTCTGAGGAGCCTTGCGAGCATAAAAGAGGGCAGGCTTATGCTGCGGATGAGGGCGCTCCTGCTTCTGAGTTTGACATCCTCGATGAGAACGGCGACCGCATTTGCTATTGGAGGATGGGGCCGGTTCAGTTCCTAGAGGTCTCGTTTGTTAACATCCCCAGCGACAGCGATGCTCGGGTGTTGAAGCCTGATATCGGCGCTGAGGCGGCCTCGTATGCTAAGTTTGGCTCTAAGATTGTTCGCTTGTCTGACGGCGTCGATGTCACTTCGACGAGCGAGTTGCCGAGGTCGATGGTGCTTAAGGAGTCTCTTGATGAGGTTATCTGCTGCTCGGATTTGAGCGAGGGGGACCTGACTTCCAAGGACCGCAAGAGGCTTCGGCGCGACCAGTTTTGCGGCGATCCGGACAAGAAGGAGTTTCCTGTTCCGGATGCGGCGCATGTTCGTTTAGGCTTTGCTATGTTAAAGCGTTACAAAGGCCCGACTTCGAAGGCGCGGATACATGCTTGCTTGGTCAGGAAAGCGAAGCAGTTGGGCGTAAAGCATGATCCGAAAACCTGTCCTTACTGCAGACGCGGCGAGGATATGGTTAAGGCGCTGCTGGGGAAGAAGTAGCGGGCGCTGCGGAAGGAGTTAGAGCGATGCGCGAAATTGATGTACTGGCTGTGGTGGACAGCTCCCTCCGGTGTGTGAGGTCTGCGATTGTCCTGAGGCCGCATGAAGAGAGGGCGGTTTACCGGGCGCTCCGCCAGCTTGGGGAGCTAAATCTACCAGAGGCCATTCGCAATCAAGCTTTGAGTGTGCTGCGGGCTAGCGCTGAGAGGGAGAACCTTGAGATTGACCCCGCAGATTGTCAGGCTTTGCTTGAAGTTGAGTCTGCGTCTTCGGATGAACCTGTGCTTCTGGAGGTGAATGCGGAGAACTACGCGCTGCTGTATAAGGTGATGGATCTAATGGAGGAGCGCTTTGTTTCGGACCTTCAGGAAGTTGCTGCTTATGCATGGGCGTTAAGGGACGCTGAGGATGAGGATGCGAAAGAAGCGGGGACGGAAGCACTGGGAGAGTCTGAGAATGCTCGCGAAGAGACTGGCAAGGCGGAGGCTGACGTTCTTGACGGCTGCGTCGCTGAGCTGCGGGAGCGGCTGGAGGGCTTCCAGGAGCAGGTGCTTGACAAGATCAAGGTGTTGGAGGCCGAGGTCCAAGCTCTAAGGCTGCAGCTTCCCGGAGAGGCCTCTGAGCGGGATTTGGCTCTTAAGCAGCTGGCGGCGGCTGTGGGCGAGCTTACGGGGTCGAGCGAGGCGGATTTGGTCGCTCAGCTCGGCGCTCTGTCTGATGATGTGCTTAAAGCGCTAGCTCAGACCCTCTCGTCTAGAGAAGACGATGGTATTGAGGCGCTTGTTGAGCAGTGGGTCAAAGCAGCGAAAGCGAAAGGCGCCGGCCTTGGGACTGATCGAGCTGGCGCGGCTCAGGAGAAAGAGGGCTTTGAGGCGCCCTCGATTTCTTCGGTTTCGCTTGACGACCTTAAGGTTGACGATCCGCGCCTCCCGAATCCCGTCGAGGTTTCGGGACCTGCGCGGCATTCCTCCGTTGAGGAAGAGGCTGAGCGTCTTTCCAATCAGATCACGGAGGAAGAGGACGACACGTTCTATGCGATTTGGCGGATAAAGCGTTAAGGAGGTTATTGTTATGGCACTCCAGTTTTGGGGCGCAAAGCCGACGGGGCGAACCTGGCCGACGCAGTTGAAGATATCGGGCATCAATGCGATCGGGGAGCCCTTCATTGTTGATTCTACCTTGCCCGGTCTAGGGCATGACCCTAAGTTTCCGACGGATGTTGTAGTAATTCCTAGGGGCCGCTTGGTGGCGGTTGCTCAGTCTGAGGTCGCGGCAGGCAAAACGGTTGTTACTCTCGCGGATGGTCTGAATAATACGCCGCTTGGCTACGCTACGGCGAATATCTTCAGGACTTATCCTGGTACGGCCCAACCTCATCCAGTGGTGGCAAAGCAGGAGCTGATTGAGGTTCCGTATGTTGCCTCGGTCAACGATGCTTATTCTCTGGCTATTAGCGCGACTCGGCGTCTGCAGCGCGGCGTTAAGATTATGCCTTACTACGGAAGCGTAACTTCCCAGACGAAAGCCTACAACGACGTAGGCAAGATCGTTGAGTGGGTTCCTAAGAAGGTCTTTGCGCAGACGGCTACGGCGTCTTCTACGGTTACGCTGAACAATGCGAATCTTCCTGGGATTCAGCCTAGGGTTATTTACAGCTCTAATGCTGGAACTGTGACGGGCGCTGCGACCGGTTATGTTTGGAATAGCTCGGCCAACAAATGGCAGGCTAAGTTCAATGCGAGCGTTGATTTTGTGCTCTACGAGTTCGGCGCGGACGCAGATCAGATTGCCGGCGAGGTTGTCGCGGTTGAGCTTATTAACGACAGCTCTCTGAAGAATGAGCTGGACGGTTGGCTGAAATGGGTTACCGACGACTTCGAGGCTTGGGAGCAGCCGCCGATCTTCAAGGTTCGACCTACCACTACAACCTCTGAGACGGTTACGGGCGCTGCTGCTGTGACGTCGTTTACTCTCAGCCATAAGCCGGTCGATCCTTACCGCGCCGTTACGATTACAATCACAGGCACGGTTATTGGCTCTGACGGCTCTACTACGGCCGTATCGGGGTATCAGCTTCCGCTGCAGGAGGACGCCCCGTTTGTGGATTACTGCAAGGGCCAGGACTACGCAATCAACCCTCTGACCGGCGAGGTTACGCTCTTCTCTTCGGTGGAGGCTACGACGATCGAGATTGAGTACAGCTACTTCTCGCCTTACGCTGAGGGCATTGAGTTTGCTCCCGGCCAGATCGGACTGACTGATGGACGCTACTCAGGCGTCGCCGGTACGCCTGCTCATCTTGAGGTTCCCGGCGTCAACGGCGCTCTCCGCGTGGCTATTTATTAATCCGAAGTAGGTTAGCTTCTTCGGTGTGAGGAGGAAATAGGAATGGCGTTTATATATGAGCTTGCGAAGAAGAAGACAGTCGAGGAGCCTCTTTCTGAGGTTAAGGCCGGCGAGGAGAAGGCTTATACGCGGAAAGAGCTTGAGCTGTCTCGAGAGGTGCTTAACCGGTTGATGAGCACTTCCGGGAAGCCGCATGACCTTCCTGAGATATCTATGCAGGAAGCTTTAAGCACCGCTGATTTCTCTGTGGTTTTTAGGACAGCGGTAAGCGACGTGCTTCAGAGACCCAAAGAGCCTGTGATGATCGGTCAGACGCTGCTTGCGAAGACTATTACTCTTCCTGCAGTTCGGCAGATTGAGATTCCGGTTCTGGGCGCTATACGCGCTTTCGACATTGGCGAGACCCAGGAGATTCCTGAGCAAAGCCCCGCAGTTACAACTCATATGACTGAGGTAAAGGTGCAGAAAGTCGGTCTGCGTCTTGCTTTGTCCGAGGATGTTATCTCCGACTCGCAGTGGGACCTGCTTGCGCTGTTCCTTGAGGCCGCAGGCTATGCTATGAAGCGGCATAAAGAACAGAAGATATTCAATGAGTTCAACGACCACTGCGTTGCGGTCTTTGACAACCACTTGACCAACGCTGACGCATGGACCAGCGGCAAGAATGTCTCAGGCAACCTCAACGGCTCCTTTGCGTTCTCGGACTATGTTGATATGGTTGCTGCGCTGATGGCGAACGAGTACACTCCGACGGATATTGTCCTGCATCCGCTTGCTTGGTCCACCTGGATGAAGGACCCGATTCTGCGCTTCCAGTTGGTTCAAGGCGGCGCTCAGGGTGTAACGTATGCTCCGGTGGGTATGAACGACGCTCCGGCTGTCGGTCCTTGGAACATTCAGACGCAGGTGACGCCGTTTGCTCCGTTTGCTCGTTCGGTTACTGCGCCGAGCAACACTCCTGGTTCGGGCGAGGTCTCTAATACGACTTCGATTATTGTGCTCGATAGGTCTCAGGCGCTCTTGGTTCTGCAGCGCACGCCGATGTCGATCGACGAGTTCAACAATCCTTGGCGGGATATCCGCGAGGTCAAGCTTGTTGAGCGCTACGGTCTTGCTGCTCTGAATGGCGGCCAGGGCGCGGTCGTGGCCAAGAACGTACGCCTTGTTGACAACTTGGAGCCGCTTCCTTGGATTCAGGTTACAAAGACCATTAGCTAAGCTCTTCTGCGGGGGGCTGGGAGGGCTGCACGCCCAGCCCCCCAATTGAGGTTTTGTTTGCAGTCGGTCGTCAGGAAAGCCTGCCTTTTTAAGAGGTGGGAGGACGTCGCTAAGAAGGGGCGCGCTTATGAACGTATCGTCGGCGTTTCCAGCTGTTATATCTTACTCTCCTACTGAGTTGGAGAGGAACGTTGGTCTGAAGCCGGTTATAGCTATCACGTTTAACCAGGCGATGGACGAAACCCAGCTGTGCGCTGGCGCGTTTGACGCGTACCTTTCTTTGGTGGACGCGGCCACGGATCAGGCTGTAGCTCTGGAGTTCGTCGGCTATTCAGATCGAGTTTTGACGATCCAGCCGGCGGCGGACTTAGCGCCGGGCGCCAAGTATCTTGTTACGGTGCAGGGGACGCTGAAGTCTGCGCTCGGAAGGACCATAGGTCGGAATATAACATGGTCCTTTACCACGGCTGATGCTGCGCTTGCTGCGCCGGAGCTGCTCTCCCCTGGAGATGGGCTTGCTCTTGTTGACGTCCCAGCGCTTTATTGGTCTTCTGTTTCTTACAGCGAACCTGTAACTTATAGGGCTCAGGTAGCGTCAAGCTTTACCTTTGCTGAGTCGAGCGTAGCGGGCGAGATAGAGACTGCTGAAACGTCTGGGGTTCTTGGCGCGTCGCTGGTTGAGGGCCGTACGTACTACTGGCGCGTTCGGGCTGAATCAGGTTCGATTGTTTCTTCCTGGTCGGAGGCAAGAGCCTTTTATTTGGCGACGCCTGAAAAACCTTACCCCGATCCGGTGGTCATTCCGCCGGCTGAGACGCCGTTTCACGTTGTTCGAGTAACCCCGGAGGACAGCCTGACCGATCTAAGCTCCTGGCCGACGATTCGGCTTTATCTAAGCGCGGTTGTTGACGTTTCTACGGTTTCAGGCTCGATTTCCATGCGGCACGAGCCGGTTGATGGGGCTAGAGACATCCCTACTGGCGCAGTTGAGTTAGACCTAAGCGTTGAAGATTATGCGGCCGGGGGCTTGGAAGGGTCAGTAATAACAGCAGCGCCGTCTTCGGGAGAGGCGATAGCGCAGAACAAGAGATACACGCTGTGTGTAACTAGAGACTTAGCTTCGGTGGACGGCGATCCACTCGCGGCCGAGGTAAGCGTTTATTTTACGTCTAAGTATGCGCCTTTGTACGGCTCGCTGCTTTCTGTAAGGGCGTTTTTGGGAGGTCTTTTAGCCGAGGCTCCCGACGATAAGGTGAATTTTCAGCTTCACAAGGCGTCTCTCGACGCGAATTACCTGTTGTTGAGGGCGTCCTACGGGACATCAGGGATAAGGCCGTCTCAAGTTAGGGCGTATAATGCCTCCCAGACGTACGAGCTTGTATCTTACGTGGAGCTTCTTGCTGCGATTAGGCTTCTCGAAGAGTACAGGTTTACGCTTCTGACGGCGGCGGACCGCAGCAGAGTCCTTCAAGGCTACGAAGACCGTGTAGGAGCTCAGATTCTCGGACAGATAGAGGAGCTTCTTGGTGGATATCGCAAGCAGCTTCAGCTTCTCGAGAGAGCCCTCCTGCAGCAGGCAGGCGTTCCAGCGCCTGCGGTTGGGGTTAAGTCTCTTTCGTACAGCGGCGGCTCTACGCTGCCCCGCGGCTTGTCGAGGGAGACGATATGACGGATATCTTCACGCATGTGAGTGGGGTTAAGGGCCGGTGGGAGCGGCGCTCAGATCCTTGGGGCGAACGCAGCGATCCGCGTCTTTCGCTGTTCCTCAGCGCCTTTGATCGAACTGCGGAGTGGGTCGTAGCTGCGCAGCCGCGGGCAGAGGATCCCTGCAGGGTTTGTAGGAAGAGCGAGGACGAGGAGCCGGACGCTGACTGCGTTAACTGTCTTGGAACTGGGTACTCAGTTGCGCTTCGAAAGCTGCGGGCGGTCGCGGCGCATGAGGGAGTTGGGCAGCTTGTTTCTGCAACGCTTCAGCGTCTTTTTCATGGGTTGAGCGCGGCTGGCGTTGTAGACCCGGGGGCTAGACTTTACATTACGCTGCCGCAGGATGCTCTGCGGCCAGACGACTACATTATCGAGGTTGAGTGGGACCTGGGGCCCGAGCGGGTTCGTAAAGAGGGGTCTGCAGTCGGCATCGACGGGCTTTACAAGATAGTTTACTCGCAGTCGCCTCTTTACAAGGGCAAGGTTTTGTACAACGTAAGTTGGGCTATTGAGGCGAATTTTGTGGTCGAGAAGCTCGATCTTAGGCTGAGAGAGTTCTTTGGACGGCTTAGCGGGGAGAGGGACGCGTGGACGCCTATACTCGTGGGGTCGGTTTAGCGACAAACCCGAGGGCGATGGTCAAGCCTGTGGGGGATGCCGTGGCGGCTGCAGTTAGAGACAAGCCTACGCCGGTTCTTATTCTGCGGAGGGACAATCGGTTTCGCTGTCCAAAATGCGTGGGCCGGTCAGATGATGAGGCGCGGGGCTGTCATTACTGTCTTGGAAGCGGCGCGGCGCTTCGAGGCTTCGTTCAATTGGGCGTAGCTGGACTGGGCCGCGGCTCTCAGGTTCCGTCTGTTAGGCGGCAGCGTATGCTTTTGGGTGCGGCTAGCACCGGAGAGGATTACACCGGGGTTCGCTCTTGGGTCTTTGAGGCTGATACGCCGGTCTTTCGCGGGGACTTCCTTGCTGAGGTGCTTTGGGACTGCGCTTGGCCGTGGGCTGCTGCGCAGGGCGTTCCTAGGTCAATTGAAGCGCTTGAGGAAGTTATCTGCGTTGTTCGAGCCAAAGACTGCGGCTTCGAGCAAGGGCGGGTTGTTCTAGGGCTTAGCCTTCGCGCGTTTTTGCCGAAGGTTCGCGCGGACTTCGGGGCTTGGATAAACTATTTGCTTAGGAGGCAGTCTTGAGACCGGTGGTCTTGGTGGGAGAAGCTAGCACTGGGCCTCTAGGGTTATACAAGCCTTCTTCGGTGCAGGAGGCGCGGGACCTTTACGGCGCCTATCGATGGGAGGCTAAGACTCTTACTGCGGGCTCCACCGGTTTCACGTTGCTTGAGCCGGCCTTGGGGGATTTTGTTGAAGTATTCGAGTGGAACGGCGTGGATTATTCCCCAGTTTACTTGTGGAGTCTTAGCTGTACAGGCGCGCAGGTTCAATTTGGGTCTCCGGGTCAACTGATGGATGGGAAGCAGGTTTATGTGCGCTATCCGAGGTGTCTGGCTGCCGGGGATTTGGCTAGAGCCTATGAAGAGGCGGCTTTGGTAGGATTAGACGACTTGTATGTATACAGATTAGGAGGGACGTATGCATCCTGCGCTGTAGGGCGCTGCGTTTTTCGTTCGGTATATGCAGGTAGTTGGTACAACGGAATAACAGTCACCCTTGCGAGCACTGGGTTGACAGTAAGCGAAGCGCCTGGAATGTACCGAGAGCTTGTTGTTCCGGCTGAGACTTATCAGGAGCTTCGGCGCGGTCTGGAGAGAAAGCGCACCTTAGGGCTTGCTCAGGTTGAGTTGGTGGACTCTCCGGACGTTGGTCTTATAGAGGATGTGGGCTCGGGAGTTCTAAGCGGGGGGACGAGCGATGGGGGCCAGCTCAGCTTAGGTTTGCTTGAAGAGCTTAGCGGGAGCTTTCCTACGATTGTCCTTCCTGGGGTTACGGCTGCGCAGCTGGCTGCAGTTGTTTCCGATGAGGACATGCTGGAGCTAGAGAAGTTTTGCCCGGCGCTTATAGTGCTTGATGCGGAGGCGCCGACGGACCCTACGAGCGGTTGGCTTGATGCGGTGTGCTCCGACGCCTCGCTTAGGAGCAAGCTTGTTCTTACGGCGGCGTGCACAGGCTTATATAATGAAGGCACCCCGTTCGAGTATCGGGGCGGGCTGGCTGCGAACTTAGGAGCTGTTATTGGTCTCTGGGGGGAGCCGACTGCTAAGCCTATGAATATTGCGGGTTTTGGCCCAGTGCTTAGCTCCAGCGACCTGTTCAAAGCCGCGTCGGCTGGTATAAATGCGCCTACTATGACTGTAATGCGTCCTGCTTGCTGGTGGTATGGAGTTACGCGCGACGCTTCAATCAGGCTGGGGGATGTACGCGCCTACATAGAGATAGTTCGGTTAGTCAGGACGCGGCTTGAGCCTCTTATTGGCAAAGCCGGCTTTGAGGCAGATCGGCTTAGCGATATCTCGGCGGTTTTTGACGAGTGCGTGGAGAGCGTTGTGACAGAGGCAGCGCTTAGGGTTGACGGCTCCACTATTGTAGTGTCGGTTGAATGCCGACCAGTCGGATCTGTTCGGACGGTGAGTTTCGTAGTGCCGACGCGCGCCTCGGCGACGTTGGCGGAGGAGGCGGCGTAGCAAGTGGCCTTAGCGAGCGATGTTCGGCTTACACCCACGGTCTTGCCGATGCTGCTTGGGGAAATCTTCGAGCAGTCTGGAATGTTTCCGGGGATTCGCTTCAGCGCTGAATATCCGCGGGCGCCAGCTGCTGGAGACACAGTTGTTTGGAAGATTGTACGCAGAGTTCCTGGAGCAGGTCGGATGCGCGAGCGGAAGCCTCGGATCCGCAGCACGCGCTACAATCCGCGGCGCGGGGAGGCCATTGTTCGCTGGGCTCAGGTTTTTACTGTCATCTATCAGTTCGATATAATTTCAGCCACTAATACTGCGGCGAACGAGCTGATGGAGCGATTTGAGCAGTTTATGCTCCTCTGCGTGGAGCAGCTAGTAGCTAGGGGGGTTTGGCAGTGTCTCTTTGAAGAGCAGACCGAGGATCGGACTGTGCAGGTTCCGCAGCCTCTAGCTGTTCGCACCCTTAGGTATCGGGTTGTCATGGAATCGACTATTGAGATGCCGGTTCCTATGGTCAAATCGTTTAACGTGCGGATGCTTGGCGCAGAGAGCGAGAGCGTCCTTGCGCTTGTACGAAGCAGCGGTAATGCTGAGGAGCTGGGGGTTGAGGATTGCGCGATAATCTACGGCGTATACGACCGCGACCCGGGAGATGCAAGCGCTGTTGAGTACTTGTGCGGCGTAGACTGGACTCTTTACAGAGATCCGGATAGCAACAGATTATACGTCCTTTGGCTTGATGATGGAATGAGTCCGTCGGCCGGCGCGACTTACTACGTAAGGATTGGCGGAAAGACGGTCTCAGAGACAGTTGATGTAACGTGAAGTTTCTTGGACTGAGGAGGTAGTTTGAATGGCAGAGATGCAGAATGTCTCTGGCGTCCTCTTTGCGATCAGGGGTGGACAGCTGATCCAGGCGAAGACCCGAAAGGTAACTGAGCGCGTTGTTATTATAGGCGAGGCGCTCGACGGCCCGGTCGGCGTTCCTTACTCTGTAGAAAGAGTGACAGATGCTACGGCGCTTTTTGGTCCGGTGGTGTACGAGGATGCGGTTTATATGCGCGACGCTACCGGCGCGACTGTGAGTAATACCGGCGCTGCGACGGGGTGTTTTACCGGCAACAGGCTTGTTCGCGCGCTGCATGAGGTAGTGCAGGGCGGCGCGGCGGACGTTGTCCTTGTTAGGGTTGGCGGCGTGTATGCAACGGGGACTCTTAGCGGGTCGGGCGGAACTATACAGGCGCAGGGCTTGTACCCTGGCAGCATCTATAACACTACTAGTTTTAGCTGGCCCTCTGGAAGCGCGGCGGTCTTGTCTATAACGTTTCCGCTGGGCAAGCGCCCGTCTACGGCTGACGGAAACGGCGTTGTGACGTACACCCTGACCGGCAAGACGGTTGAAGAGGTTTGCAACGCAGTCAACCAAGACCCGAACAACGGGGCAGTTAGGCTTTTCCCGAGCGCAGCTGTTGCGTCTATGCCGGCTACAGCGTTTGGGGGGACTGGAGCGGCGGTTACCGGAGCTCTTACTGGTGGAAGGAACGGCACCGTTGACGGGCTGTACCCCGATGCGCCTGGCGGCAGCGCGTTGGAGCGAAATAGCTATATCTTATCGAACCTGGTGGCTGCTGGCAGCGGGACGTTTGCTGTGCTTGAGGACCTTTCCGCGGACATATTCCTTATGGCGGCGCTGAATTTCGACGAGGGCGTTAATGCTGCTTCCGGCGGAGTTTACGGCGGGCCGTACTTTACCCTCGATTCTAACAACGTTGGGAACGTTGCCTACGCGTTCAGTCGATTCCTGCATGAGAAGGCTAAGAATGGCTTTCCTGCTATGGGCGTTATTGGGCTGCGTCCGTACGTTGTGGCAAATCCGGATGTCAACGACGTTGCTGCGATTGTATCGAATCTAACCTCTGGGTCGTCCGGCTACTTCGACACCGGTTCTCGGACTCTGTCGAGGCCGGCGAGTGCGCTGGGCTGCTGGATTAAGCCTGGTTGGTTTATGGCGCCGGGTAGGCTTGATTACGAAGATCCTACTGAGCCGTCCGGGAGTAGGATTGTTCCTCTTGGCCGGTATCTCTCGGTTGTTGCTGGTCCGGATGCGCTGTTTACGATAAAGAGTTGGACCTACAACGGCAACTGCGCTGGCGTCTATGCTGGGATGGTTTCCGCTGCGCCTACGCAGGAGGCTATGACTGGGAAGTCGCTTCCGGGCGTAACCGTCCTCACTTACAGGCTAAGCCGTCGCCAGGTGAATATGCTTGCCGCGGGTCAGCCTTATGACGAGGTCCGGTCTAACGACGGCTCTCTGTACGGCGGCGGGGCCTATGTCGTCATACGCGATATTCCTGACCAGGGCGTCGCGGCGAACTATGCTATTAACAGCGATGTAACGGCTGGCCCGAGGAACGACCAGTTTGCTGATCTCTTCACCTGGCGGATTGTCGCCGCTGTCAGCACCGAGGTTCGCAAGGCGGTCTATCCCTTCATAGGGAAGGAGAATACGATTGAGAGCCGGATGGCGATGACCACGGCTGTTCGCAGGGTTCTTGAGTGGGCCTCAGCAATGGGCGTTTTGGCGCCGGGCGAGGGGGTCGGCTACGACTTTAACCTTACGAGCTCGACGGTTGACCAGTTGGTTGGTCGGGTGGTAATTGAGCTTAAGATTCGCCCGGTCTTCCAGATTAAGCAGGTCAAGGTCGTCGTCTCGGTGGCGCGGTAAATAGAGGGTGGCGATGATATGGCAAACGTAACTATACCTAGGACAGAGGACATGCCGTACCGTGTATTCACGGGGGCGGATATAGTAGCTTACATCAATGAGCGGAAGGCTGCGACGCTGCAGGCGGTTACGGTTACGATCGCTCGCCAGACGGTCCCTATCTACGTCATGAGCGATCCTAACCCAGTGGCCTTCGCTAGAGGGCGTCGCGGGATCTCGGGTAGCCTTGTCTTCTCTCAGTTTGACCGACATGCCGTGCTGCAGGGCATCTTCGGGATGAGCACTCCGAAGGCGACGATTGCGGACATGCCTCAGGTGCAGACACAGTACTACGGCAGCACGGGGCTGATAAAGACATCAAACCTTGGTTTTCCGGGATCCTTTAGCAACTCCAATCTTGATGAGAATCCCTTTGCTATTCAGGCGGCTCAGGAGGTAGCAGACCTGGTGCGTCAGCGTCGGGTTCTTTATGTTGACCAGCTTCCGCCCTTTGACATAACCATCACGATGGTTAATGAGCAGGGAGACGCAGCTGTTGCATCGATCAACAGCGTTGTGCTTGTCAACGAGGCTTGGGGCTACACGCTTGACGACATTACGGCTGACGCCGCGTTTACGTATATGGCTCGAAGCGTAACGCCTCTAACCTCGCTGGTGACAGGCGAGCAGCGCGCTTTTGGAAACGCGACGTTTGTTTCCACTTCTTGACCTTCTAGCTTGGGATTCTAGGGTCGCGGGGGGCCTTTGGCCCCCCTTTTTCTTTTTGTCCAGCGCGTACCTTGACAAGCTTCAACCTATTCTTTTAACATAAGAAAGGAGGAGCGGCTTAAGGTATCTGAGTCTTCCGGCTTTGGGGTGCTTGCCTGTGGATGGTTATGTCTTACCCGGGATGAAGGGCAGGTACGCGGGGTTTGCCCCCGCGGACATGAATGCTGTCGTTTGGCTGCCGGGGCTTGGCAGCGGCCATATTTACCTCGGCCGCATAGCATCAATCACCATATCGACGCACAGGGATAAGTTTCCTGTGGTAGCTCTAGGCAGAGAGCATATTAAAGGTTTTGTGCGCGGCCCTAGGATGGTTGCGGGTACGATTAGCTTCGCGACGTTTGACGCTCATGGGCTATGGGAGGCGGTTGAGTTGGCTCGGTCTGCTCCCCTTTCAGCTGCTGGGACGTCTTCCGGATGGAGGCTTGAGCGTAAGGTTCCGTTTGAGCGGCTTGCGGTGCACG